GTAAAAAGACAGCGACGGACTTTAATCGTAGTACCTTTTACGGTACTTATTGAGCAAACCCTAGAAACTTTGGGGAAATTTGGATTAACTGCTGGAGTAATTGCTGGTAACTACAAAGAAGATAGAAACCAATTAGTACAAATTGCAACAACTCAAACCTTATCTAGAGGACGAGATATTACTTGGTTTAATCCCGAAGTAATACTAGCCGATGAAGTTCATCTATCAGCTTACTGCCAATGGTTTAAAGATAGCTTTCCCAACCTTAAAAACGGTAAGCAAACAACCTCAATCAAAGACATTCGTGACGAATTAGCAGTATTAGGTATCGCTGTAGAAAGAGAAGACATAGAACCTTATAAAATCACTTTTGAGGAAGCTAAAGAAAAATGCAAACACCTTAGTCTAGTTCACGCTGAGTCAAAAGAGATATTACAAGAAATAAACTCGGCATGGGAAATCATTCGTAAACAACAGCATCTTTTTTTAGGGAAAACCCTACTAGTAGATAATCGCCTTGTAATTGGATTAACAGCAACCCCGTGGCGGTTATCGAAGCGTGAAGAGTTGGGAGATATTTTTGAGGTTCAAATAACTGGCCCCACTCCAAAAGAAATGATCGAACGTGGCGCGCTTGTCGGTTGTGTTTATTTTGGAACTAAAAATAAAATTAATACTAAAGGAGTAAAAATTAATGGCGGTGATTTTGATGCTAGTCAGTTAGAGATTCGTTGTCTTGAGGCGGTAAAATCAACAGTTTCCGAGTATCGCAGGCTCGGTCAAGGGAGACAATTTGTTTGTTTTGCTGCGGGTGTAGAACACGCTAAAAGCCTCTGTACAGAATTTAACGAGAGGGGTGTTCCCACGGCCATTATCACAGCCGAAACACCAGAGCAGGAAAGAAGAGAAATATTTAGAAAAGTAGCTGAATTGAGATTGCGGGGGATTGTAAATATTAATACTTGTGGAATTGGATTTAATTTGCCCGCAATTTCTTGCATTATTCACGCTAGGCCAACTAAGAGCAGAACTCTTTATATTCAGATGACTGGTCGGGGTCAACGGCTTTGTAGCTGGTTAGACAAGATTGATTGTCTGATTTTGGATCAAGCGGGGAACGTAACCGAGCATGGATTTATCGAGGATGTAGAGTATCCTAAGCTTTTTACATCTTCTGATACCCAAAAAGGACAAGCTCCGACTAAAGAGTGCGAAAATTGCAATAAAATAACCTACGCTTCCGCTCGTATTTGTCCTCATTGTGGACATGAATTTCCAACAAAAGAAAAGAAACAAATCGCTAACGAAAGACTAGAGATTATAATTCACGATAAAGATAGAGAATTATACCTAGCCTACAAGTACGCTCTCAAGGAAGCTTACAAAAAAGGTGAGCATATTGAAAGTGTCCGGGGATGGATGATCAAAACATTTAAAAATCCTAGACTAAGCAAAGACTGGATGCCCCCTAAATCTTGGAAGTTACACGCAATCTTCAAAAAAGACTATAATGAAAATGACTTGAATAATTACGAGGCTTACTTGAAAAGTCTTTGTAAAATCGAGAACAATAACTGGGTAAAAGCCAAGATGAAAGAGGAATTTGGAGATGTCTGGGACAATATTCGGCTCTAATGGATTATTACTGGCATCTTCCCAGGAATACAAGGAACAAATAGCTAACGAGCTATTTAGACTTATTTCTATAGGCTCCGCGCCTATTCTTTCCTATACCCTTACCACACCCCCAATTCCTCAAAGTATAGATAGCTACTATATTGTCCCCGCAGGAGCTACTGGGGCATGGGCGGGAAAAACTAATCAGATAGCTTATCCCGTAATTGGCTTGAATGGATTGCCTACAGGAACTTGGAAATTCTGGCAGCCTTTTACTGGACTAACAGTCTTTTCTGTTTCTGGAAAAGCAATATTTTTTAATGGTATAGATTGGCAAATAAGAGTCACGGGGGATATGCTTATCGCTGATTACGGGGGATCATCGCTCGGGACAGTGGCTAGAGCCGATGAAATTGTAGGGAATCCTAGTAATGATACTTTCTACGGGAAAGAATCAGGAAATAAAGGATTCTTCGGTTTCTTCTCAAAAGTTTTATCAACTTCATTGACGGCTTTAGATATAACTACTGGTGGCGCAATAACTGCTACTGATAATATTTTACAGGCTTTTGGCAAACTCCAAAATCAAATTAATAGTATTAATGATAATACCGAACAATATTCTGGGGACATAGAATCTCCTGTTGTTCAAACTTATCCTCTTGATTTCGCTTTATTAAAAGGGTATAATATCCTAAGCTTTAGTGCCGTAACTCAATCTGGTACAGCTACTATATCGGTTAGGATTAATGGAATAAATATTCCTGGATTGAATAATTTATCTATTACTTCTACTCGATTAACTGTTCCCGTAACAACAGGGAATCTTCTTAGCGTAGGAAACAGGTTAGAACTTGTTGTTTCTGCTGTTGATAACCCTAGGCATTTATTTTTTACTATAGGAAGAAAATATGTCTAGATGGTTGCACTGGCCAGGTACAATGGTCGTAAATCTTGTTAGTAATTTAACTCACACAACTAACTCAGGATTTTCGATAAATAATAATCAATGGCTACGTTCAAGTTTTACGACTGGCAGTGGCAGTTATGGCTATACTATTAACTCGGTCACTCTTCGGTTAGCAAAATTGACTGCAAATCCCAATTTATTTGTCAGGCTCTATAAAGACAGCCCTGGAGGACTCGGGAGTTTGATAGCCAGTTTTACCAACCCTAGTTTCACTCTTAACACTACTAGGGATTACATTTTTACTATTACTAATCCGCAAATATTAACCGCTAATACTACTTACTGGCTAGTTGCTGGGATTTCAGGGGGCAGTGGGCAAGATTTTTGGGGCTTTACTACCTCACCCGACCAAACAGGGCTTCCTGGCTGGTCGATTGGTGATAGTCCCTTTTATAGTAATGATCAAGGAGGTACTTGGGATAATAGTTTTGCTACTACATTTAGCGCTTTTCAATTCAACGTTAACGGACAAGATCATTCTTTATAAAATTACACTCTATGAACTTACCCTTAATTAACAATGACAACGTCGGTAATTCTTATTATGGCTGGACAACTAATAATCAAGATTGGGCCCCAGAGTCTTTGGGATTTACACGCATTCAATGCGCTAATTGGATAAATGGTTTTTTTGGACAACCTTGCGCTCTCGCAGATGCCACTACAGGGTTTCATTTAATTTTACCAGTTAGTTTTGAATCACTAAGTTTGCCCGTAACTGCGTCAAAATTCAGATTTAACAATCTAGGAATAAGTCGCACTATTGGAAACCCTTCGACGACGACGATGGATGCCCAATATTGTGGAAATAACTGCCTTGACTTGCTTTCTAATATTTTCGGACATTCTCCATCTTATTATTGGGCAGTTTTGAATTCGCACAGTTTAAGTATTCTCAGGTATAATGTGGGTAGTCAGGGTACTCCGTTGTCATTTTTTAGTTGCGGATGGCTAAGAAACCCTTTGTTTCCTCAATCGGCTTTTGTTCAGAATGCTTATTTTTTATACACGACTGGGCCAAATTCCGGTAGTAGAGCGGCTGGCCGTCCATCATTGGGAGGGAGTGCTAGGCAAAATTTTGTGTTACCAACAGCAACAACTCCAGATCCTATTGCCAATTATCCTGTCTCTTGTCAAACCGCTACCCCCGGAGCTAATGCAACAGAATTTTATTTAAGAGATAATGTAGCTCCTAATAAAGCCGTTGGATATGTTCCGAATCTTTTAAAATGCTCTTTGGATATTCCTGTGGGGGGAATATATCCAAATAAAGGAATTGATCCTGATGACTCTAATATAGACACTTGGAAATGCGTGGCGAAAATAGGGAACGAATCTTTGTTAATGAGAGTGTGGGCTACAGGGTTAGTTTAGTATGATCTATTATCACGTTTTTGGAACTGCTAGAGAAAAAAGCTTAGATGGAAGTCAAGATAATCCTATATTTTGGCGTACTGGTATATCAATTTCGTGGGACAAAGAACCGACATTGAAAACTGTTGGTGGAATTAATCTATTTGGTCAATTCTGGAAAATAGTTAGCAAATACGGTCAACAAGTAAGTATTTTTTCTATTCCTTCTGATCAGTACAACTCTCGTTACACTGGTTCAATTGCTGACATAATCCCCTTAGAGAGAACCAGTAAAAACTACACTTATTCTGGCACTGTAAGCGAACCCAAAAAACTAGCTTATGATGTTACAGTAATTGACATTATTCGTGTCATTAATCAGACTGATTTTCCTGATGATCCTTACCCAGTAAATACTCCTGAATTTCCTATTATTCCAGATAAAGACTATCAAACAGAAATTCAGTTTTCTAATTCTTTACTAGAAAACACAGAAGGGGCAGAACAACGAATAGTGGAATGGTCTAGCCCTATTAGAGTGTTCAATCTTGCTCGAACTACGTTACAATCTGATGATTTAAATGCTATTCTCGACTTTCATGAAGAAATGAAAGGATCAAAAAAAGACTTTCTTTATCGTGACCTTTCTGACTATCAAGTAAAAAAAAGCCTATTTACACCTCTTATTTATTGCCAACTAAGCAATTTTATTGTTAATAGTATGCGCCTGTAGATACGGTAGATGGACAGTTTACTTATTGCGCTTTTGATCTTAACAACTCAGGATTTGATAGAACACCATGACTAATTTAACTAATCAAGATAACACAGAAGGAATATTTTCCCCAGAACACAATGGAGTAAATACAGAATTTATTTTGATCAAAGCATATTCTTGCGGCAATAACGTTCATCACAGACCTATTCTTTATCCAGATATTGATAGCCTAAAAATCTATCAAGGAACTACAGAAATACCACCGTCGGAATATATAGTAGCTCCTGGTAAAATAGTTTTCAACAATCCACCTCCTAATAGCCCCAAATTAACTTGGGAAGGCACTTTTAAGGTATTGTGTCATTTTGAAGAAGACAAACTAGATTATCAACCTATTACAAAAAATAGAGATAACGCTATTTTTTCTATCCCAAAATTAATTTTACGAGAATCAAGAATTGAGCCTGAAATTGCATTGCTACCTAGTGATGTTTTTTCTTCGGACTTAAATCACGATTTTAATTTAAATTTAACTAAAAGGTGTACAATTTCTCCTGAATTTGAGACAAATACTATTAGTTTATCTAGTGGAGAAAGAAAAAGATTTTCTCGGAGAGATACTCCTTCCGATATTAGCTCTTTACAGCAAAGAAAAACTTTATCTCAAAAAGATATTGATTATCTGATTGCCTTGTGGTTGTGCGCCAAGGGTTCAGGAGCGACATTTCGTTATCCTGATTTAGTTAACGGTTTATCAATTTTATCCCGATTCAACTCTGTCTCTTTGAGCTACCAGAACCAATCCTCTTTACAGATTTATTCACTTGGAGAATTACAGATCAGGAGATTTACCGAGGGGGTACAACAAGATTTAGGGTTAGACGATTCTTTCGCAAATCCTGTTTTAACGCTTTGTTATTGCGTTTTAATTGAACTTACAAACGGAGAAAAGCTCGGTTATACAAATTTTTCCCAAGACTTAAAAATTGGTGGGGTAGTATTTCGAGCAAAGCAAGCTCTTGATCCGACTGCAATAGAAAAACAATTGGGAATACAATCGGATAATCAAGAATATAGAGGTGCTTTTAGTGATAATATTGACGAAAATTTACTTTTTTCTGATAGATTTAGAGAAGCTCGAATTATCACAGCAATTGTTGATTGGCAATATCCTCCTAATTCACTTTTAGATCTTCCAGACGAGCAAATACAAATAGGTTATGTGGGAGAGATTAAATCACTTGGTGGCGAAAGCTATACGCTTGAAAATCTTACTGCCTCTAGTATTAATTTAAGGCAAAGTAGAGATGAAAAAACATCGCCTTTTTGCCGATGGGCCTTTGGACAGGATAACGGTGATAACTCAGGATGCCGTAAACAAGTACCATTTTACGAGACTCAGGTTGCTGGTGTTAGTAGTCGGAGAGAATTTGAGGTGTGGGGACAATACCAAAATCTTGCTTGGGGAAAATGTACATTTACAGACGGGGCAAATAAATCAGCTACTTACGCAATTTACCGAACTGTTTCAATATTTGGAGGTAAAACTCAAATTCAGTTATTTACTGAAGCATCTGGTTCCGTAGCTACCCACGATGGCGTAATCCTTACTGCTGGATGCGATAAAACCTACAGTACTTGTAAAAACACTTGGAATAATGCTATAAATTTTGGCAATATCCCCAGTTTTGGGAACTTTATGCCTGGGAATGACTTTTTATTAAGCTCTCCAAAGCAAAG